CTCTGTGCAAACTGTCACGCAGAACATACACACAAATCTGGAGCATACTGGGATGAGTAGGTCAAAAACAGCAGACCCTAAGCCAAGCACAAAGACCCGCCGTAAGACTAACTACAAGGGTGCGAGTACAAAAAAGACTTCGGGTATAGTCCCCCGTAGTGAGAACCAAGCTAAAATGCTAGACGCTCTTAGGGGTCACAATCAAGTTTTTGTCTTAGGTCCATCGGGGACTGGGAAGACGTATGTTACTGCGACTTATGCTTCCGACCTCTACACGACGAAAGAGATTGATAAGATCGTCATCACAAGACCTCACGTTGCCGTAGGTAAGGAGCTAGGGTTCCTCAAAGGGGACCTCACAGAGAAGACAATGCCATGGGCCTTGCCTGTGCTAGACGTATTGGAGAAGCATCTTGGTAAGGGAGCAGTTGAGACTGGCATTAAGAACGGTAACATTGAGATGGCCCCACTGGCCCTCATGCGTGGACGTAGCTTTGATAACGCCTTTATTATTGTAGACGAGACGCAGAACATCAGCACACATGAGTTGAAGATGTTGTTGACACGAGTAGGTGAGGGTACAACTATCGTTCTCAATGGTGACGTACAACAGTCAGACCTGAAGGAAGCTGATGGGTTGACAAAGGTTATTCATCTTGCTAAGAAGCACCAACTGCCAGTGCCAATCATTGAGTTTGGCATTGAGGATATTGTAAGGTCTGACATCACAGCTATGTGGGTCAAGACATTCCTGAAGGAGGGACTATAACTATGAAGCATGATGACGTTAACAACCCCAAGCACTACGGTGATGGAGTCATAGAATGTATTGACTACATGAAGGACAACATGGACCCTATGATGTTCATGGGCTACCTTGAGGGCAACTGCAAGAAGTACATGCACCGATACCGATACAAAGGTAAACCTCTGGAAGACCTACGCAAAGCCAGATGGTATCTCAATCGCCTCATTGAAGAGATGGAAGGCAGCGAGTAGACAAGCAAAAGCCCCCTTGGATTTCTCCTTGGGGGCTTCTTTGTGTTTACTTAGAGAAGGCGTCATTCAGAAGTATGATCTCAAGCTTCTGTACCTGAAGGGTAAGCTCATGTGTAGTGGATATGTTCCACCCTAGTAGAGCTAGGAGTGCCGCAAAGAGGACACCCATGGTTGCTTTTGTTTCCATGTTGTCACCGCTTAACCTTGTCCGACACGGCCTTGCACATATTTATAAAGTACTCTTGGCTGTACTGTTGTTTCATCATGTTTACGTCCTTGTGAAGCAGTTGTACGTTACCTTGCAGATACCCCTCGTTAGAGTCCACTCTGTCGATAGAGACCGTTGCGGTTAAACCCTTTTCTGACCAGCCAATAGGCCAACCAGTTAAAGCACAAACCCCTTCCTGCTCTTCATAAAGAGATAAGATAAACTCAGGCGTTAAGTCCCACTGGTATCCCCTGCTTGTGCCTCCACGCATCTTAACGTTGTACCAAGTAACAGGCATAGGCCCTAACTTACCTGCGTAGTTGTTCGAAGAACCTGAACAAGACCTACATTTCCAGTCGTTCTTGACAGCACTTTTATAGTGGTCTTTTCTTCCGTAGCTTTGCTCAGCACCACACCCACTACAGTTTTTAGTGTAACGTGTTGATCTTACTACCATTTTATTTTTGCACTCCACCAAGCCGCACTCATCTTACCCTTGGCAATGTTCTTAGCATGACGAGCCTTGAATGCTTTGTTCCTTGCGCTTCCATCAGGACTACCCTTGACACCCTGCTGTCCGAAGCGAATGGTCTTAATCTTGTCGCCTTCCTTGGCTACAACAACGTGAGACTTGCTCTTGTGACTAGGGGTAGCTTTAGGCTTATTGTAACCTGACACACCTGCCTTGGCTAAACGTGGGTCTTTCTTACTTGGCACGGTCTCTCTCCATCATGTTCTTAATAGCCTTAATGTTCTCATCAATGCGACCCATAGCAACAGCCTGAGCCTGAACACTTGCTTCCAGAGCAATTAAACGGGTCTCATGGCGTACCAGTTCTCTTGTATTACTTTCAATCTCACTGTCTAACGAGGCAACGAACCACACAAGGGCTATCGTTTGCATGACGATTGCAAGTATAAAGGTCACGGGAACGGATTTGCTTAAGTGCCATTGATTGTCAGCCACGGTATCTTCCTAGTGTTATTGTTTTCAAGAGACCAATCCAGATTTCTCTGGGTGAAGGAAGCACCCATCCGAGGATGAGCAGAAGGATAACCCAGATAGGGATGTCCTGATTGCTTATGTTGAGAGAACCCACAGAGCCACTAGGAGCCACCCCTGAGTACACAGTCTCAGCCTTGGTAATGTCACCTACCTGAGCACCTGTCTGGTTGTTCTCAGCGCCAGCCTGTACGTTAGCAGCTACGTTAGGTCCACCCCCGCCTAGAAGAGAGAGTGGGTTACCTAAGCAGCCTGACAGGAGGAGTATGAGGGTGAGGGGAGCTAGGGGTTTCATTTCTTAGTCTCAACCATTTAGTTTTCTGGTCTAGCTTTAGGTCTTAAGCTAGTGCTCGGAGCAGAACTAAAGAGGTTTTCAAGCGTTGTTGTACTAGGTGTTAGCTCTGTAAGACCTTTCTGTGACCTCCAGTAGTTAACAAGGTCGTAACCCTCTACATGACCTTTGTGTATGTTAGCTTGAGGGTGAGCTACTACCCTCTGCGCACCGTACTGTGCTATAAGGTAATCAGAAAGCCAAGCGGTAGCCTCTAGTTGGGCTTGAGTAGGAAGGTCTGCGTCAGTGGCTTCTACTTCCACGCCAATGGAGTTACTGTTAGTGATAATTCCTCTAGGGTTTCTTTGAGCACTGCCAGACACATGGTATCCTTTAACAGTAGGATCAAATGTCTCGTATATTTTACCACTTCTATCAACAAAGTAAGCTGCACTGGCTGCTTTACTAAAGCTGTTCATATAGTGCCTTACACCATTTGTGTAGAGACCTCCAGTGTAATGTAGCACCACGTTTTGTACGTTAACAGGAGGAGCACTTGGTTCAGCAGGGTAATTAAAACTAGGATCAGATTCAGTTGTTTCACTTACATCAATAATACTTCTTTCTACCCCGTTCAAACGATAGTTTTTGGCTATACCCGATACTTGACCTGACCTTGTGGATTCAGATATTCTTTCACCTTCACCTAGAAACTGAGGAGGTTCGATAAGTGTGTCCATTTCACTTACAGGGATATCTTGGTCTAGTTGATCTTCGATAACAGCCTCAAAAACTTCAACAGAAACAGGAGAAGAGTTAGCTGGAGTAGGGGCCTCTACAACGGGAGCCTCTACAACGGGAGCACCTACAGCAGGAGCCTCTACAGCAGGTAAGTTGATCTCTTGAGTTGCAACAGGCGGCGGTGCTGGCACTGCTGTTTGTGCGTCTGTAGCTTGTGAGACACCACCAAACCTGTCCATTTCTGACAAGGTAGACTGGTAGAACTGACGATCAGGGTTCTCAGATACAGGTTGTACTGTAGGATTGGTTGAAAGGTTTCTGTACTCCGTAAGCATTTGGGTGAAAAGAGTAAACAAATCCTCTCTTTCCTTATCCACCACAGTTTGTGATCCTTGAGTCTGCTCAGGTCTAGCCTGTGGACGAATGCTCTCCGTAGGTGTTAAGGCATTTTGAGCCTGCTCAGGTCTAGCCTGTGGACGAATGCTTTCCTTTGGAGCTAGGATTGAACGTGCTCTTCCATTGAAGTCTGACATATTAGTTTCTTTCCTTAACCATAACACTTCCATCAGGACCAGTGAAGTAGTCACCAACATCCAAAGAAGCAAACAGCTTATCATCAATGTCCGTATCGTCTGACCACTGGATCGGGAATGGGTTCTTAAGTGTGCCAAGGTTAGCCCCATCCTCTCTTGTCTGTGTGATAGGTTTGACAAGAAGTTCTTCAGCCTGCTTGGTGTCAACACCTAGCTTACGAAGGTTGTCAATGTAGAACTTCATAGAGTTGGACTGCTTAAGAACCTTGTAGTAGTCACGGTAAGCAGCGTTAATGTCAAAGCCTACAGCATTGATCTGCCCACGTTCAAAGGCTGTCAACTTACGACCACGGTCAGCAATCATTTCTGACACACTGTTGTAACGTTTTGACGAGAAGGAGTTAAGGGTTGCCTCAAGGTTACGGTCAATCCTAAAGGGAGCCTTCTCAGCTGCACCCTCAAAGTCAAACTCAACCTTACCCACACCAACAATCTTAAAGTTAGAACCCTGAAGGGAACCTGAGGCAGCTGTTGTGACAGCGTTAAACTGAGCAACAAGACCATCCTTCAGGCGTTCAGTAGCAAGTGACGCAGCTTCAGGGTCATACGTCTTGACAGCCTTAAGCTTAGCGTATGTATCCTCGTTGTAGATACGGGACATCTTGTCACGATCAATGATACGAGGGGATGTGCTGATGTTAACTGTGGCCTTGCCGATACCGTTCAAGAAGTTCTCACGTTCCTCAGGTTTAGCTATGCCTTCAGGTGTTGTTGAACGGATACGCATAGCTGTCGCAAAGTCAAGGCCGTTCTTACGGTCAGCGTCACTAAGCTCCTCTGCCTTTACAATCTCATCTGGGTCGTGAAGGTCATCCACTTGCATTGACACAAGATTACGGGCTGGTGGTAGCTCCGTTACTATGATCTCACCTCTATCCAAACGTGCCTGCTCCTCATCACGAGCAGCCTTAGCTAGACCGAAAACATCTACGTCAATGTCTGTGTAGACAGTTTCCTCTGCACTTACATTCTGAAGAGTTCTAGTAAGATCAGGGAGGTTAGTTGCGATATATGTCGAGAAGTCTGTCTTTGGGTCAAGGAGTGCCTTGGCTAGGATTGGGTCAGTCTTAGCAAGCTCTTTGGCTTGGTTGATGAGAGCCGCTGAGATAGGCTCAAGGGCTTCCATACGTTCCCGTGTCAGTACATTCTCGTCATATGACTCAAGGGTTGTCAGGAGGTTGTCAAGAGTGTCGATCTGAGACTGCACTGGCTGCCATACGTCAGCTGGGATTAGCTCAGACTTGATGAGTTGAGCCTTCACAATGTCAAACTTAGTGCGTAGCTGAACGATAGCCTCAGGTGATGCGTTACCACCCTCAGTCTCAATGAACAGAGCAGCCAAGGCTGACTTACGTACTCCGTCAAGGGCTACGTTAGCCTGCGGGAGGTAGGTCTCACGGAACTCACGGATGCTTACGTTCTTTGCATTGGCAACGTACAGTGCAGCTGCTTCCTGTTTCTGAACATCAGCCATAGCTGTGGCGATAACCTGCTCCTGAGTGTAAGGTTTGCCTGAGTTCTTAAGAGTCTTTTCAGCTTCCAAGATGTAGGCTGGGTTCTCCTGAAGCTTCTGAACCGTAGCATTGACAGCTGCCTGCTGAGGGTTAAACGTAAGGGACTCTACGTTGATACCTGTCTTCAGCATCACAAGGTCAGTCTCAGCCTTACCTAACTCACCACCTTGGTTTGTGAATTTAGACAAAGCGGCATTCACTTTGGTACGCTGTTGGAGTGGATCAAGACCCTTAGTGTTGTCTAGGTCTTGAGACAAGCCTGCGTAAAGCTGACGGTTCACCGCTGACTCTGATGGTGGCTTGTTAGCTCTTGCCTGAGCATCCATAGCCCCAAAGAGACCCTTGCCAATCATAGCTAGTCCAGATGCAGCTGCGTCAGTTGAGGTCGCACTTGGGGCTGACACACCCTGCTCGTACTCCGAGCCAGTCGCACCAATATCTATAGCAAATCCAGCCATGTCAGTTCCTTATTGTGTTTGTTGGTTTAGAAGCTCTGCGTCAAACTCAAGACCGAGGCGCATAGCATTTCGCATGATCTCAGGGATAGAATCAACCCTTACAACACCACGCTGTAATTGACCCTTAAGCTCATTGGAGAAGTTTGATGACCAGATTTGGTCTGAGATTTCTTCCCAAAGCTTAGTGCCTCGAAGCATATCATCTTTATCCCCAGTTGTCAATAGATTTACAGCCAAGGTAGCCTTAGCTTTCATATCTTTACTGAAGTCACGGTATGCTTGATTCTTCTTGAAGACCATTTCGTTGTAGTCGTAGAAGTTTTGCACTGGCGCTGGGGTTGCACCGAAGAGTACCGCAGCTGCTGCTTCTGGAGGTAGGTTGCTGACTGCAAGCTTACGTGTCTTACTGCGGTAGTTGCCAGTTTCAATAAGCTCTTTGATCTTAAAGGCTTTGTCAGCTGTTGAAATGTTACGTACGAGTTGCGTAAGGTCCTCACGTACCATTTCGGTACGACCGCTTACCATGGCTTTGACAGCACTTGAGGCTACTGACAACATGTCACCAGCAATCTGACCTGATGGGCCGAAGACTGTGGCCGCAAGGCTCTCCTCGAACAGGCCCTTATAGGTGTCAATAAGCTGGTCAGTCACAGCTACACGGGTTGCGTAGGCTGTCTCAGTGCCAAGTGCATTGGAGAGCAAGGCATCCATAAGGCCGTACTTAATACGGTTGTGGATTTCTACAGTGTCTGGGCTGTCAGGGTCATACCCTAGCTGCTCCACAACGTAGCCTGCTGTCTTACCTGCACCCAAGCCTGTCAGGCCGAACATCGGACCCATTACGAGGAACATACGGGCACGTTCACCTGCTGTGAAGTTACGTCCTACTACAATGTTCTCCAAGGAGCGAAGGGAGAATGACAACCACTGCGTAGGGACACGCATAGGTCCACTCTGGGCAAAGCTACGGGACTGTGATGTCATACGGAAGGTAAGGTCTTGTTCACGGTTGGTGATCCAGAGCTTTCCTTCAGGTGACAGAGGGTTGATGTTAGGGCGTTTAGCACGGTGCTCAAAGAAAGCTGTCGTAATGCCTACCATACGAGTAACACGTTCACCCTCACTGAAGAAGATCGTGGACTTGTCCAAGGCACGACCTACTCTATCCTTCGCTTTACCTGCGAGGGAGCTTGCAGTACCAAACTTCTGGGGTGCTTGAAGTTCGATGACCTCATTGTCAACAATGTTACGACCACTCTCGTCAATGTACTTAACGAGTGACTGAAGTTCTTCTTCAGGAATACCTGAGAACTTAGCCAAACGTTTGACTGCGGCAGCTTTGGTTGCTGGGTTACGGAGCTTAGTGATAGCCAGCATAGGTGTCGTAAGGCCAAGAGCTTTAGTCCCTTGGACTGGTGACACAGCTGCAATGGTGATTGAGTGTAGAGCCTGAAGGACAAACTGGTCAGGGTTAAAGAAACCAAACTTCGAGTAGAAGCCAACTTTAAGAAGCTCTCCTGATGGGTCAGCTTTAGCCAAGTCAGCTTTAAAACCAGTCTTCTCAAAGACAGCCTCAGTTGCTGCGTTGGTGAACACTTCCCATCTGTCACTAAGCCACGTAGGCTGGTTCAGGCGGCGCTTGATTACGTCCTGTTGCTCACGAAGTTGTGCTGCAAGGTCGTTGAACTTACCTGTGTTTGTCACCTTGGCTTCCAAGAAGCGGTTCAGGAAGTCATTCTCAGGTATGCCCTTAGGGAACTGAACGAGTCCCTCGGCTTTCTCAGCAAGCTTAACCCAACCGACAAGTGCGTTCTGTGATGCTGCACGGTTAGCATAACCGAATACCTCAGAACCGAATTGATCAGCAATGGCTGAGATTGGGTTAGCGTTAACAGCCTTACCACCACCGTATTCCATGGGTGGGGTGTCAGAACGGCGCATGTTGATGCGAGTGCCTACAGCTTCACCGAAGTTAACCCCTGACATTGCTGGGTTCTCACCAGCCTCACGGATTGACACCTGCTCATCACGAGCTTTGGCTACGAACTCCTCACGGAACTTCAGGCCATACTTAGCCGCAAGCTCCTTAAGGTCCTCAAGGTCAGTTACGTGCTTGTTCCAAGAGTTGTTCTTACGGATAATGTCACCAAGCTCGTCGTACTGTACCTTGTTCAGGTTCAAGTCAGCTATGTCCTCAACACCAAGGTCATCCATGACACCCTTGACGTACTTAGTGATAGCGTTAACCTCACGAACTGTTATCTCCACTTGCTCCTTACCGAAGGAACCCAAGAGTGTCTTGAAGCCACCTGAGATAATGTTACCTGAAGCAAGACGCTGCTCTGACACAGCCCCTGCAAACCAACGGAACTCAGAGTTTGTACGAGGACCACCAACGTTGTAAGGCATTACATCAACACGTTCAAGAACACGGGTGCTCTCTACGTTAGTGACGAAAAGGTGGTCGAAGTAAACGTTAGGAACCTTGAAGACCTGTTGGTCAGGACCTAGTTCTTCCTTACGGAGACTACGACCAGTCTTGACATCAAGGATAAGTTCGTTGTCAGGGACAGTAATGCCTCTGTTGTCTACACGGTAAGCAATATCACCATAGCCATCTCTGAACTCAGCAAAGACACCACCCTCAGCAACTGTACGCTTAAGGCGTTCGGAGGCTTTGATCTGCCATGTTGTGTCATTGATGTCTTGTAGTGCTTCGTAAGCTTCTACTGTGGCGTTATCAGGAGCCTTACCGTACATTGTCTTGTACAGGCTCTTAAATGAAACTGAGTCAGGTGCTTGACGAAGGTGTGACAGTTCACCATCACGAAGCTGAGAAGTAAAGTCAGCTAGGTTCTGAAGTTCCTTGCCTTTAACCTTCTGGATTTTAGCTTGGTAGGGTTTGACAAGACCACTTACGAGGTTTTGGCCAGCCTCAGCCTGCATGAACTTACCACCAAGGCGATCACCTAGGCGGATAGTGGAAGCACCAAAGACTTTGTTGATTGTGTCACCGATAAAGTTAGACTTCTCGACAAGCTCAGCGGCCTCTGGAAGCCCAAGGACATTCAAGCGTTGCTCAGCCTCAACAAACCAACCACGGCCTTCTTCTCTCTTGACAACCTTTAGGCTTGGGTCAACTGAGGCTACAGCTTCTGCGTCTGCCTTACGGCTGAATGCTTTACCTGAGCCATCCTTACCCATACGAACGACAA